GGCAAGCCGGCGCGCAAGCGCGGCCGATGGACAATGAACTTGTAGGGGGCCAGTGCGATTCCGTTGATCATGTCGGCCTCATCAAGCAGGCGCAGCTCTTGGCCCGTCTCCCGGTCGAACATGAAGAAGCGCGGATCACGCCACACAAAGCGCTCGGGAATCCAGGTGCTGCCGCTTCGATCCCACATGATTTCTGCTACCGAGTAGCCTTTGCCCAACGCGTCTGTCAGGTCTGTCTGCAGCTCGCCGAACTCGGCTGACTCCACAACCTCACGTAGCATGTCGGCACGACGCAAGTCTTCGGCTTCATCAGTAGCAGCCTCCACGCGGATGTTGAGCCCTGCAAGAGCGAGCTTGCGCGTCCCGAGCACCGATGCGTAGTGCAGGTCACGCTCTTCCATTTCCTCTGCAAGGGTCAGGTAGTCGCGGGCGTCGCCTTCAGCGGCAGCGTGCAGTAGCCCTGCGAGGCGCTCCGGAGTTAGGCCGGCTGCCACCGATTGGTGCCAAACCTGGCGCACACCAGTAATACGAGGGGCAGCCACTTCTTGAGTGAGCTGACCGTATTCAATGTGGTGACCGTATTGGTCGACGATGGGGGAACGTGCCATTACCAGATGCCTTTTCCAGTGCGCCAACCCGCGCCACGCTTGACCTGTCGATCATGCTGGGCTGTGGGGGCAACGCGGTGATATTCGAAGATCTCTACTTCCTGGCGGCTGGCGAAGTCGCCCAGAACCAAGGCAACGCCCGCGTCACCGTGGCGCTTGTCGCCGCCTTTCTCTGTGGTGCGCTGTTCAGGGATGCGCGCCACGCCTTTCACCACCCGGAAAGCCCGGATGTCGCCGGTAACGTCCTTGTCGGCCGGGATGCCGTAAAGGGTGTCGTCTTCCAACGCGGCCTTGAACGGCGGCATGTTGTCCCGATACCAACCCTCAGTCAGCATCACCTGCTCGATGCGGTTGAAACCGAACTCCACGGCAGCGGCCTCGGCGATCTGCTGGCCGTTGCCTCGGGCGTCGTGAGCACCCTTGAGGAAGTTGGGCAGGCGCCGGACGATGTAGAACAGGATCTGCTCTTGCTGCTTGAACGGGACGTTGCGCATCTCCAGCACGAACGGAGTGCGCTTGCGCAGGCTCTGCTCTTTGAGCAGAGGCCAGAAGACGGAAAGGTCGCCCGAGCGGGCGAAGTCCATCCCATAAAAGCTCTGCACGTCGGTTGGCAAGTCCTTCAGCAGTGGCAGCAGCTCGCGCTCACACCACTCCAACGACTCTGCTAGGCGCACATGTTCCGGTGTCGTTTCGTACCCTTGCGGGTATTTCAGGCGCAGCACCGGGGAATCCCGGCTTGTGCGAGTCTCGACCAGAGCAAGTGACAGGTACGCGCCGCCGCCCTGGCTGGGCACGCAGTCCAACTCTTCGGTGGCTGCGTCACCATAGAAGCTGTACACGTCCGTAACCCAAGCGTCCTCTTCTTCCTGGACGTGGGGGATACCTCGACGCATACACACCCGGTTATACAGACCCTCGGCCACCGCCTCACTGAAGGTGCAGCGAAACAGATGCCCTTTACGCTTCCCGGCGCGGATCTCTTCTATCAGCTCGTTGAAAGCGTTCTCTGTGCCGTCATGGGTGCTGATCACATGGACCTCACCACCCCAGATCAACAGGGCGAGCGCTGCCTTCAGCAGCTCGGCCAGATCCTGGTGGAACGCCGCCTCGTCGATCACCACCACACCCTGACGACCCCGCAAGTTGCTCGGGCGACTGGTAAGCGCCACGATACGATGACCTGAGGGGAACACGATGGTGTAGGTCTTGATGTGCTTCTCTTTGTCCTTGCCCTCGTCCGGCCAGATCCCTTCCTCGATCTCGCCGGCCGCGTAGTCGAAGGCCCGCGCCCACATCGCGCAGGCCTGGATGTATTCAACCGTCATGTCCTGGTTGTAGCCGAGGTAATAAACGGTTTGCCCTCCGGCGCTCTTCGCCGCAGCAGCGACTAGGACGTTGTCGGCCGCCTCAGCCCAGGTCAGACCGATACGGCGCGACTTCTCGCCAACCTTCAGCGGTGCCCGAATACCGATCCATTTCTGCTGGTATGGGAGCAGGACGACGGGAGTCGTGGACTCGACCTCCTGCCTGAGCGCCTGCGTGAGCGGGTTAAGGGCCTGGTTCATCGGGCCGACCCCTCACGGACGGCCTTGAGCAATGCTAGGCTATTGCCACTATTAACATGTCGCTGAGGTGCGAAATGCTGGATTGGTTTGCCGGTGCGGTGGAAAGCGCGAAAGCGATGAAGGAAATTGGCCAGTCGCTGCTTACGATTCGGGACGAAAGCATCATTCGCGACCGCGTCTACGAGCTTAACAACAACTTGATGGACCTTCAGCAAAAGCTGCTCGAAGCTCAGCTTAACCAGATGGAGCTGGTCCAGCGGATACAAGCGCTTGAGGGCGAGAAGGAGCAAGCTAGCCAAACCGTGAGCCTCAAGGGACAGTACACCCTGCACACCTTCGTAACGTCGGCTCATGCATACGTTTTGAAGACAGAGGAGCAAGAAACGCCTACTCATTTCTATTGCAGTCACTGCCTGGAAACACAGAACGTGCCCGTCACCCTTCAGGGCTCCAGCGTATTGACCTGCCCCAAATGTAAATACTCGGTTCGCTCCGTACCGTACAAACCCGCCCGAGTTGTGCGCCGTAGATAGACTCACGATGCCACCCCCAGAATCTCACGGCGGATTTCGTCCACCGTCTTGGCGCTGAGGCCCCCTTTCTTGGCGATTTTCTCGACCTGGTTGGCTGCGGCTTCAGCTCGGGCGCGAACCTCTGTCCTCCATTTCGCCTGGACGACAGAAGCTCGGCCCAGCTCGGCAACGGCCTTGGCAACCTTGGGCAGGTCCATCTTTGCGTCCTCGCCGGTAGCCATCAGCAGCTTGAACAGGTGCTCCTGCACCAACCGCATCAGCGCTTCGTTGACCGCGCCTTCATCGTCCGGCGCGGCCTGGACGACGGCCTTGGCCTGCTCGCTGGACATCTTCAGGGCGGCCAGCTTGTCCTCGAACTCACTGCCGTAGCGGTGCAGCGCGCTCTTGCCAATGGAGTAGCCACGCGACTCCAGTTCGGCAGAAAGCAGCTCGTAGCCGCTGAAGTTCGATTCGACCAGGGACTGATCCAGCCAGGCTTTAATCTCCGGCGGCAGTGTGGTGACCTTGCTGCGCGGCGGCATTACCAGTACTTCACTGGACGAGCGATGCCAGGACGGCAATCGACGGTGTATTCAGCGATATCGACGCCGAGCGAGGTAAGCCCCGCCACCCAGGGGCCGGACGGCGATTTTTCAATCGTGACCAAAGAGCGGTCGGCTAGGTAGTCCAGTTCGCGGCGCAGCTCCAGCGCTGTGGCGTCGGGGTACATGCCCTGGACAGTCGAGAGCACCACGGCCTCATGCGGGTCAATGGGGCGACTGGTGTTGAGGGTGAGCAGGACGAGCCAGCGCATTGACTCGCGGCGGGTCTTTGCAGGATCAATGTTCATGGACGGGTTCCCCGGAGCTGGACGTTTTCAAGTTTGAGGGCCACAGCGTCGAGCTTGGCCTCGATGACGGTTTGGTTGCGCACCCAGTCTTCACGGCGCACGTAGTGCAAGGGCATCTCACCTCGCAGCTTCTCTAGGCCAAGCTCTACTTGGCGCAGCCTGTCAGAGTCCTTGGCCAGCTCTTCGAAGCGGCCATCCATGTGCGCAAAGCGCTGATCCAGGCGGCGCTCGATGGCCGCGAGCAGCAGTTTCAGGAGGGCCAGCATTGCGCCGACCAGGCCAACGCCGATGCTGATCAACTGCCAGACCGGCAGCTCGATAGTGCTCATCGGCCACCCATTCGTTCGATGTCTTCCTGGCAGCTCACGCACAGCTCAACGCCTGGCAGGATCTCGCTGCGTGCTGGTGGGATCTGGTCGCCGCAGCTCTCGCAGTGCGTGATACGAGGCCCGTTGTAGTGCGCCCGACCTGCGACTCGCGCCGCTAGTGCCTGCTCGCGGAATGCCTCTTCCGTTTCTGTGGCGATATCAGTTACGTCCATTGAGTGAATTCCATGTGATCAGTTTCGTGAGCTGTGCGCGGCAGTCGGCATAGCCTTCGCCGTTGCGGATTTGGTTGGCCAGCAGGTCAGCGCGGGTAACGCCCGCGATCAGGTCGTCAGCGGCTGAGGCTCCGGAGGAAGTCGCATCAGCTCCGCTGGAGGTGGAGCCGGAGGAAGGCATTGCGACTGCGGCACTGGTGCCAAAGAGGGCGCTGTTCCACACGCGGACAAAGCCAACAGTGAACAGAGCAGGAGGCAGCGGTTCAGGCTGCGCATCGAGGGCGCGCCGATAGAGGGTCGTGACACTTTGAATCTCTCCGGTGAGTTTGTCGGTGACGGCCCGTAGCTCGTCGCGCTTGGCGACCAGGTCCGCCGCCAGTTGGTTGCCGTATGCCTGCGAGGCGATCAGTTCGTCTGCGGCTTTCTTCAGGCCGATGACGGCCGACTCAGCCATGTAGCGCAGCTCGGCCTCATGCTCTTTGCCCTGCTTATCCAAGGCCGCATCACCCTGAGCTTTCGCCAAGGCGAAACCCTGGTCGCGGCCATTGCTGTAAACCAAGGCCACGCTTCCAACGGCGATAGCGAGAACCAGGAGCCAGCTGACGGCAGGCTTGATGCCGTTCATGAACACACCCCTTTGCCCCAGCCATCGGCGATGTATTGGGCTTCAAAGGTTTTGAGGATGAGGCGTGGGTAGCCTCGGTTTTCTTTGAAGGCGGCGGCCGAGCGGCCCGCGTTGAACCGCTCGATTGATCCGAACCAAGCCAGCGGATCGGCGCCTTGAGCCGATGCCAGCTTGCGATCACGGATCAGCCAGCCAAGACCGCCGTTATAGGAGGACAGCACCATGGC